TATCGAACTGTGCAAAGTGGGCTACAACTATATCAGAACCAATAAAATCAACAATGGACTTCCTTACTTCTGGGAATGTAGGTGAATCAAGAACATCTTCAGGAGTAATGCCATGGATGAAAATATTGAAATCATCAAACTCTTCTTCTGGATTTATTAAAGTGTAAAAAGTATCAACAATATTTCCATCTTTAAATTTTACTAATCCGATAGAACAAACACTACCGCGAAAGTCATTCGCAGTTTCAACATCTAAAGCAACATATGAGTAAGACATATAAGTTTCCTTTCATTCCAACAAGGCTAAGCATTCCTCTTTAACCATGATCTCACTTGTCATGGTTTTTAGATTGTAATATTTAAGTAATCAAACTCTGTAGGGACGTCAAGGCTCTTCAGAGCGTCTTAATAGAATCTTTTGTTATTCGGATTCTTTCGATAAGTGTTGTTGAATAATTAAGGCTACATTGGCTTTTTCTTCTTCGGTCATAGGAGGTTCGTTTGGATCGTCTACCGAAAACTCGATAGCATGCCACTTATCATTGACTCTAATCCACTCTCTTCGTCTATGACATTTGCAGTCTAGGTTGTGTTTAATCACTTCCATTGGTCTGCTTTCACTACTCATATTATCCCTCTCTATACAAATCCACGACTTCACCGATAATTCGGAAGTCTGTGTCTGGTGTGATTGGCATGTCCTTGTATGCTGGATTTAGGCTATGTAAGTATGCTTGTTCTTTGTCAATGACAAGCTGCTTGATATAAGCATCACCGTTGTAGTTAAACACTCCGATAACACCATCATTTAAGTCCACGCTGGTCTGAATGAATACCAGGTCGCCGTCGTGATAGTCAGGTTCCATGGAGTCCCCTTTAATGGGGATGACAAAATCGGCATCGATATCTACTGGCAACTCAATCCGTTCCACTCGTACATCGTTCAAGTACTGGCCTGTACCTGCAGAAGCTGGGTGGTCGTAGTAGTCATAACTATAGAGCTGAATAGCTTCCGATACTTCGTTTTCCTGCTCGTTCAGTTGCATCTTTGCATAATTCAGGACTTTTACTTGTCTTGGAGGGTTTAGTTCATCGTAGATTGATTGGATTTGGGAAGCATTAGAAGAGGATTCGTTTTGAATTGGAGGGAAAAGGTCGTCAATCGAAATGTTAAAAGCATTTGCTAAGTCAAACATTGTATCCTTTTTAGGCGATCTAAAACCTTTCTCATAATTACCGATAGCATTTTTACTTATCCCTATCTTAGCCCCTAATTCTTGTTGAGTCCAACCATTTTGAAGCCTATATCGCTTTATATTTTCGCCTATTACAATGGCAATTTCTTCTTTATTCATGATGGAATCCTTTTTATTTTTCTATAAGTAAAGTATAACACAAAACCCACGAAAAGAAAACTTTTTTTCCTTTTTCGAAAAAAAAGTATTGACAAGCCCACGAAACGTGTGCTATAATTAAATCAAGCTTAAGGAAATAACAAAAACACACCGGAGGGAAACACCATGAACACAGGACTTACAACACAAGAACAAATCGCACTAGCAAAAGAAATCTTACAAGTTAAGAATCGCAGAGAACGCTCATTGAAACTTGGAGAAATCCTAGATCGTGAAAAACTATCATCAGATGATATGTACGCATTGTACAACACACTACTAACAGCCATCAGAGTTTACGGCGATGTCATCGGATTTGACGACAAAGACTTTCAAGAAATGGCTCTTACAATCTTAGTTCTTGAAAAGGTTGAAGAAGTGAAAGAAACTAGGGTAGCGTAGAGGGGCGCGATTCCCCTCCTAGTTATTGCTCATGGAGCGAAAAAAAGAGAAAGGAGTAGGAGATTTGAAATGAAGACAGCATCAGTAAAAATGTTCAAGGAACGCCCAAACGGAGACCTAAGCGAGTTCATTATAGAACTAACAATTCCAAGTCGTCGGAGATATGGCGCAGTAATTAGAGAATACATTGAGTATTATAACGCTAAACACTTTGCCAAGATTTATTTTTACGAAGTGCTAGAATTAGAGGCTTCTAAAAAATAGAAAGGAATAAAAAAATGAAACCAAACCGATATCCGTATAGCGGGAAAAAAGGCCATACCTTGATAAAGGCAGACCCTGAATTTGTAGAAAAACTTTTAAGAAACACTAGCTATCTTGAGAGTTTACTAACTTAACGAGTAAAGAGACCGTAGTTGCTGATGCATTGGAAATCAGCATAGATGGATTAAGATAAGGAGGTAGGAACGTGCAAATTTATTTGTATCAACTAAGAAAAGAAAAAGGCATTACACAGAAAGAATTAGCTCAAAAGCTTGGAATTTCTGAGGCGGCATATCGTCAGAAAGAGAAGGGACAACGTGCTTTTAAATCAGATGAAATGTTTATCATCGCCGATATTTTAGGAAAAGATATTGGCGAAATTTTTTCCGATTCAAGACCACGAAACGTGGTTATTTAAAAGCTAAAAAAGCACCTGACGAGAAGTCGGGCGCATATTAAATAATTAAAACCATTATATCACAAAAATGCTTGCCCGCATAGTTGAGAGGATGAAAAAAATGGAAGGTATAACGTTACAATTACGATTGGACGGAGAAAGTGCTGAATTGTTCACGAATCAATTATTGGCTTTTGCTGAAAAGCAGGTCAAGGAGCAGTTAGAGAATGATCGCATGCCAATCAATCAACAAACTTTGATGAAGAAGTTCGGCTTTACGCACGGATATGTGAAGCAGTTAGAACGTAAAGGATTAAGATTTCGTAAGCAGGGGAAAGATACTATGTACGATGTCAATGATGTTTATGAGATTTTGGAATTAGAAAAACAAGTACGGAAATTAAGAGCGTAAGGAGAACAAAATGACAGAACCAACTGTATCAAGCCAATTGCTTGGCTTACTAGTTATTTTTATCGGGTTCTTTATCCTGATGATATTTACAGCTAAAAATGAAAAATCGGATGAGCAAAATGTAGTGATCATCATCGAAGAAACTGAGGATTTTAGAGAAGTTGCCCGAAGAAACTTGAAAAATAGTGATAGGAAATCCACCTACGATACCCAGCCACCTACAGGACTGGCTTCATCGCTTGAGGATGTACCACAAGTTTTTAGAGCATGCATCGAAGATTATGACAGACTGGCTCAGGACTACCTGGAAGAAGCAGGTAATAATGATTTTCTAAGAAAGCAAAATGCAGGCCTCTTAGAAGAAAATGGGCGTTTGCTTTATCAGGAAATGACTATGAATTTCCGTCAGAATCCAAGAAAATGGAGGGCAAAGACATGAGTGTTAGTCGTGAAATGAGTGAGATGGAAATCCGTGTGTTAAACATGATCATGAATTGCGCGACTTTCGACCTGCCCATTCAAGCAAGTGAAATTCGTATCGAAACCGGACTTTCAAAACGTAAGTTAGAAGAAGTCATTGAAAGTCTTCGAGTTAATTTTAGACATCCAATTGTGGCTAAGAAGACGAAACCAAACGGATACTACTTACCACAGAGTGAGGAGGAGCGACAAGCTGGTCTAGCTCCCTATCGTAGACAAATCTTAACCGAGCAGAAGAACCTTGCTGCTGTTATGAACATCGATTTAGAAAGATACTGGAGGAATAGGGTATGAGTGAATATTTTAGAATACTACCTCATGATCTAGTCGCAGAGCAGTCGGTTCTGGGAGCAGTCTTTATTTCACCAGAAACGATGACATCGCTGGCAGACGAATTGACTCCAGATGATTTCTACAAGCCTGCAAATAAGATAGTGTTTAAAACCATGTTGTCTCTGCTTGAAAAAGGTGAGCCAATCGATGCTACCACTATGGTGTCAGCTCTTACCAATCAGGGTGATATCTCAAATATTGGGGGCATGACATATGTTGTAGAGTTGGTAAATTCAACACCAACTTCAAAAAATGTGGAGCATTATGCCAAACTGGTTAAAGAAAAGGCTATGCTTCGAAAGGTAATCGCTGACTTGTCAGAGTCTCTTTCTAGCGCATATCAAGGCGATGTATCAATCAGTGATATCATTGCTAAAACTGAAAAGTCTATGCTGGATATCAGTAATCAAAATGCAGGGACAGGATTTCGTAATGTGGCCGATATCCTTGATACACATATGCAGATAGTCGAGACTCGCTCACAGACAGATGGATTCGTGACTGGTCTATCTACTGGCTTTGTCGGATTGGATAAGATTACAACAGGCCTTCATGAAGGGAATCTTATCATCCTTGCTGCTCGTCCTGCTATGGGTAAGACGGCGCTAGCTCTGAATATCGCTAAGTATGTAGCCACCAAGGAAGGAAAGCCTGCTGTCATCTTCTCGCTTGAAATGGGCGCAGAGGAACTGATCGAGCGTATGTTGGCATCAGAGGGCATGGTTCCAGCTTATCATCTGAAGACTGGGAATTTGAGTACGGACGAATGGAAACGTCTTGTACAGGCCCAAAATAATCTCTATGATGCGCCTATTTTTGTGGATGATACTGCTGGGATTCGGATTTCAGAGATACGCTCAAATGCTCGAAAACTCGCCCAAGAAATGGGCGGTCTGGGTGTCATCATCATTGACTACTTGCAGTTGATAACTGGGGCAAAGGGCGAGAATCGTCAGCAAATCGTTTCAGAGATTTCAAGGGAATTGAAGATACTTGCTAAAGATTTAAAAGTACCTGTCATTGCCTTGTCACAGTTAAGTCGTGCAGTTGAACAGAGACAAGATAAGCGCCCCATGTTAGCAGATTTGCGAGAATCAGGCTCGATCGAGCAAGATGCTGATATTGTAGCATTCTTGTATCGTGATGCCTACTATCAGAAGGAACAGGTAGACAGCCAAGAAGCGAATAATGTAACCGAGCTGATCCTGGAAAAGAATCGGCATGGTAGTTTAGGGACAGTAAAGCTGTATTTTCACAAAGAGTACACAAAATTTTCAAGTGTGGAGGGGTAGATGGCAGAGAGAAGAATGGTCAGCAAGACCATAATGCAAACACAAAAATTTTTAAGACTACCGCTTGAAACTCAAGCCTTGTACGTTCATTTGGTTATCAATTCCGACGATGACGGAATCGTTGAAGCATTTCCGGTCGTTCGGATGATTGGCGCCAGTGAGGACAGTTTAGGCTTATTAGTTATCAAGCAGTTTATAAAGCCACTCAATCAGGATATGGTCTATTTTATTACGGATTTTAATGAACAAAATAAAATCAGACCTGACAGGCACAAACCTAGTATACACAGAGATTTAGCTATTCAACAACTCGGATTGGAAGTTGATGGAAGTAGATTGGTTGAGCCTGGAAAGATAGTTTTAGAGCTTAACGAGGAATGTCAGATAGTTGACGGACAAGTGACGGACAAATGTCCGCATAGTATAGGTAAGTATAGTATAGGTAAGGATAGTATAGATAATATCCCTTACAAAGAAATTATCGATTATCTAAATTCAAAGACTGGAAAGAAATATAGAGATAATGTTCAGAAGAACAAATCTCTAATTAAAGCTAGATGGTCTGAAGGATATCGACTAGAAGACTTTAAACAAGTGATTGATAATATGGTTAAGGATTGGTCAGGTACGAAGTATGCGAAATATTTGAGACCTGAAACACTCTTTGGAACGAAGTTCGATGGTTATTTGAATCAAGGGAATATTTTTAATCGTGAAAAGAAAACAGACGAAAGGCTAGGGTTTTAGATGAAACAGTTTAAACAATTTAGAACTAGAACGGTTCTTGATGATGTCTGTGAGATCCATGGATGCCCTCTTTGGTCTGTGAAAATTCCTATTAAGGGTAAGGTTGAAGAAATCAGTCAATGTCCTGAGTGTGAGAAAGAGAACATTCGCCTCTTTGAAAAGCAGTTGAATATGGAATCCGAGGTCAAAAGTAAACTATCGGATACATACGAAGTCTTTGCTCGGGACAGCATCGTTTCAAGTAAGCTGGCCAGCAAGTCACTACACGATTATGAAATTCAAGTTGACATTGATGAAAAGGCCATGAATTTCGTGAAGCGATTGGAACGTGAGTATGCCAAAGGTACGCTTGGGAATGCCATCATCACAGGACCTTCTGGAGTCGGGAAGAGTCATCTTACTTATGGCTTGGCTCGGTTCATCAACGAGCAGTTCAAGGTATACGACGAGCCTAAAAGCGTTCTCTTTGTGTCAGTTGTGACTTTATTTGACAAGATTCGAGAAAGCTTTGAGATTGACAATGGCTTTTCAGAAGCGAAGATGGTCAAGCTACTGTCTGAGGTTGATTTTCTTTTCTTGGATGACCTTGGGAAAGAGAGTCGAAAGGCTGACACGAAGCGGAACGAGTGGGCGCATCAGATATTGTTCAAGATCCTGGATAATCGGACCAATACGATTATCAATACGAATCTGAGTAGCGAAGAGATTAAAGAGCTTTACTCGGATGATTTTGGGAACGGTGCTCTGTCAAGCCGCATTTTTGAGGGAGCGACAGGCAGGTGCTTTGTGTATCCAGCCGGGATGAAGGATAGGAGGTATTGATTATCAAAAAAATGGTAGTCTGGGCACTCTTTGATAGTGGGAATGGTTCTTACTTCAAGGGTGCTAACTCTCTGAATAGTTCGGGGGGGGGCGAATATTGACATCTATCCAATCGGAATAGATATAGAAAACAAGAACGATCATTTTATAAATTTGAACCTTGCTGACTATGGGCGATTGTTTGGAGATAACACGCTCTTTGACGTGTTAGACAAATTACCAAAACCTGAACTTATAATAGCTAGTCCACCATGTGAAAGTTGGTCAAATGCTTCTGCAATGGAAAATGGGAATGCGTGTTGGAAACGCAATGATGTCTCTGATAGCTTATTTGCTCCACAAGTAAGACCTTCACCGTTCACGATCAGGGCAAATCAGGATTACGAGTCAGCCTATATAAATTATCAGTACGACAGGCAATTTTTAAAAAGGGTCAATGGCGAGCTAACAGCTTTCAACACAATAGAAATCATAAAAAGATATAGACCACAATTTTGGGTTATTGAGAATCCAGCAGCTGACAGACTGTGGCCCTACATTGAGGATATTATTGGATTCAGAATTCCATACAAAAACCTAGCTAGATACAATAATTATGATTATCCTTTACAAAAACGGACGATTTTTGGAAGCAATATTGAACTTAATCTTAAGAATAAAATTATCAAGCAGGACATAGAGTGGAAGAACTTCTCAAAATCATACAACGAGAGATCTAATATACCTGAAAAATTGGTGTCAGAAATCTTTGAAAAAATTTACAAGGAGTTTAGCAAAGATGATTGAACTCTATTTAATTACGAAGAAAACGGAGGGAAAAATAAGATGAATACAAAAATGAATTTGGAAGAAAAGGTTCAACAGTGGTTTGTTGACAGAAATCTACATGAAGCAAATCCTGTCAAACAGTTCTTGAAGTTGATGGAAGAGTCAGGAGAATTGTTTGAAGGTATCGCAAAAGATAAATCTGAACTGATCTATGATGCAATTGGTGATATCCAGGTAGTAATGATTGGACTTGAGCAACAGATCAAGAATGGTGCTCAGATTTCGGCTAATCAACAGGAACTTGAATTGCTGCTGATGGTTTCCAGTCTGGGTAATATCGCTCAGAAGCTATACGCCCATATCTGTCATAACGAGACACAGATTCCTTTAATCAAATCAGACTTGATGTTTCTTGACAGTGTGGTTAGTACAGTTTCATTTTGTAATGGAACTACAGCTGAAAGTTGCTTAGAAGAAGCTTATGAGGTCATCAAAGACCGCAAAGGAAAGATGATTGACGGGGTGTTTGTCAAAGAGGAGGATTTATAAAATGAAAAAACTAGGAATTTTTATTGGTGTATTACTCGTAACAATTGTCTCACCGCTTGTTGTTCAATTTGGTTGGAATGAGATTGTAACGACAATCCTCCCGGTCGGAAAGATTTCGTTTTGGCAAGCTTTGGGAGTAGATGCTTTACTAAGCTTCATAAATCCAACAATTTATAGTGATGAAGAAATTTCAAAAAAACTTACTCAGGCCATTTCAAAGATTATATATTTTGCATTTGCTCTGTGGCTAGCTAGTTTGTTTTTGTGAGGATTTAGAATGAGATATTTTAAAATTCTATGTGTTGTTTTACTCGCATCCTTACTCATAGCATGTCACCAGATTTCAAGTGGGACGGTGGTAGATAAGTACATTGATGAACCTCATACAACGTTCATACCTGTTATGACAGGAAAAAGTTCGGTACTTGTGCCAACCCGAACCAAAAGAAGATATATTCTGGTTGTTTCAGGATATGCAGACAATAAGCAAGTCAAAGAAACATTTGAAGTGACAGCTGAGGAATACAAGCACTATGAAATTGGTAATACTTTCATACAAGATGCCGTTTTAGAAAATGAAGAAGGAGATAGGAAATGATCAATAATGTTGTTTTGGTAGGTCGATTGACTCGTGACCCTGAGTTGCGATACACGCCGTCAAATGTCGCTGTTGCAACTTTCAGTTTGGCAGTGAATCGCAATTTTAAGAATCAGGCAGGTGACCGTGAAGCTGATTTTATCAGTTGCATCATGTGGCGTCAGCAAGCTGAAAACTTTGCAAATTGGCTTAAAAAAGGTGCTCTTGTAGGAATCACAGGTCGCATTCAGAGTCGTAGCTATGATAATCAGCAAGGACAACGTGTCTATGTGACTGAAGTTGTAGCTGAAAGCTTTCAGCTTTTGGAAAAACGAGATAAGACTGCGGACCATTCGAGCATGGAAAATCAGATGCCACCAAGTTTTGGAGCAAGTGATCCGATGGATATTCCAGATGATGGATTGCCATTTTAAGGAAGGGTGAAGGATGAAAAGAAAAAACTATACTATTTTTATCAGACATTTAAAATCAATAAAAGATTTAGTAGATTTTTATGGATATATTGCAGACTCGAAAGTTTGTGGAATTGCTATTTATTTATTTTTAATCATTTGTTCACCTTTCATCGCTTTGCTATTCCCGATCGCATACATAGAGCATTGTTTTTATAAAAAAAGATTTATTAGACAATGCGTTAAATACGAATGGTGTTCAAAGGAATATCTTGAAGAGGTTGTCGATATCAGAAAAGATGATTTCGAGGAGGTGGAGTGATGGAACGACCTAAACGATACCCATCTGGGCGCTTCATTCCTGAACTGATTGAAGATGAAGATATTATCTTTAACAAAGACAGTGAATATCACAAGCAGAAGAAAAAAGAAAAGAAAAATCCCATTTTTAAAAGAAATAAGTCCAAAAATAGATGGGCGCTTTGAGGAGGTAAAAGAATGAAGCGAAAAAGCATATCTAAAGCCACTAGACAAAAAGTTTTAGACAAGTACGGTGGGCACTGTGCTTACTGTGGCAAGGTTTTGGACTTGAAAACTTTGAGAGTAGATCATTTGCATCCTCACTATCGAGGCGGAGAAGATAGCTTTGAAAACTATATGCCTGCTTGCTATCAATGCAATTTCTACAAATCTACTCTTCTGTTAGAAGAATTCAGAGAGCAGATGTCTACCTTGCACGAAAGAATCAGCAAGCCATTTATAGCAAGACTTGGTTTAGATTATGAAATCATTGAAATCAAGCCTTTTAATGGTAAATTTTATTTTGAGGAGGAGACATGAAACGATTCATTGTAATCTGGATTGTCTTGTCAGCTACTTTGAACATCTGGCAATGTGTCCACATTAAAAATATTGAAAAAAAGCGCCCTATTGTAATCTACAAAGCAGACAATAAAGGCGCAGAAATTAAAGGTAAAGTCGTCCAGAAGGAGAAGATTGGCGACCTGTACACGATCACAATACAAAATTACGGAGTATTCGTAGTTACTCAAACAAACTATGAATCTCTCAAAATAGGAGATGAGGTAAGATTGTAATGACAAAGTACA